TTTATTAATCATTTTGGTCCCTCATTTGGTCACTCACTTTGTACCTCACTTGGTCCCACACTTGGCCCCCTACTTGGTCCCTCACTTGAACCCATATTTGATCCAACACTTGGTTCCTCACTTGGTTCCTAACTCGGTTCCTCACTTGAACACACACTTGGCTCCACACTTGGTTCCTCACTCGCCTCCACACATTTGGTATAACACTTGTCATTTTGTCTCTAATTCTTAACATTACTCAAAGTCCCCTAAATTATCAATAGTCCGATAATCACCTTTAGGAATATTTTGTAAAAGTGGACCATCTTTAATTTGAATATCAACTTTATAATCTGTTTCAGAATTTAAAGCAATATATCCATTAACACGATAGTATGTGCCGGTTGGGCCAATTGTAACTGTGCTACTTGTTTGCGTACCATCAGTTTCTAAAGTAATGGCAGTTATGGAACGATCTGTGTTAAATTGATATCGAAATATGATCATACCGATTCCTTATTCTTAATATGCATTGATGGTTCATCATCATTTTCTGGTTTTGGGTAAGTACGAGTACGAATCTCGACTAATTTATTAAATAATGCTAGAACTACCTCTTCAGCAGAATGGCCAGATCGCCAAGCTCCATCAAGTGCAAGAATCACAATGTCTATCCATTCTCTAATATCTTCTGGATTGGCTCGTACTTCTTCAATTTCACTCTCAATATGTTTTAATATTCCCTCTACCCTGGGGCCATTACCAAATGTTATTTTTGACCATGGTATATGATTGTCCTTTAATTCAAGATAAAGACTTTTATTCAATTTGTGTATAAGTTTCATATTATTATCCCTAAGATATTATATCTGTTACTTCTATATTACTTTTACATTTTGGACAATTTCCAATATGATCATTTGTTAAATCATATAGAACATAACCATCTTCCATAGTAATATTTAATAATTCACTAGTCTTACAAGAGTGGTCACAAAAAAGACAAAATATTATATAATTAACACCGATTTTCATATTTAAGCACCAGGATTCTGATAGAAATTTACATCAAAATTACCATGTGTATATTTATCAACTACAGCATCCATTCCCTTGCTAACTAATTTATCTTTAATGAATCTACATATTGTCCTGCCCTCAACGTCTTGTGGGTGTACACATTTTCCATAATCACATACATATTTACAAAACCAATGTTTATTTGTATTAGATTTCAGAACTGGCCTTGTAGTCTTCTGAATTTGTGTAAATCTTTTTCGTAACATGTCTAGTGTTTTTCGTATGTCGTCTTGTCCATATGACAATGTAAATGCTCCACCAGCATTAATAAAGTGGATACTCATAGCCCAATGTTCAATTTCTGGATACAACTTAGCTAATGCTAAATGATAAATTCGCAGTTGTGGATCACCACATAATTTTTTAAAATCTTTAGGTGTATCAGTTGCCCAATCCTTGCATTGCCCAGTTTTCCAATCAATAACTTCACCAACATTTTGCTTAGCACGTGTAATGAGATCGATGGTGCCCATAATGTGTAGCTGACCCTGTACACCATCATAATCATAATGTGCCCAATCTTCCTCTATGGGAATATTAAAAAATGGTTCAACACCTATCACATCTCTTTTCCGTGGATCAAACCACTCTTCATTTAATACCTTATGAACACTTTTTTTACAAAATTGAAAATGTGTATGATCATATGTGTGTGCTGTTCTATTTGGATCAGAGTAATGTTCAAATGATAATTGTAATAAATATTCTACAAAATGTTGGTCAAATAGATCTTTAGGAATAGTCATACTACCAAAATGTTCGTCATCTATCGTTTTTTGACCATTTTGCACACTTTCTTTAGCTTTGGCGAGACACTCCATAACTTTGTGTACAATTGTGCCCATTTCAGCTTTTTGTCCAGTTACTTGAGGAATTCCCAGACAATAATTAAGGAAATATTGTTGTTGACAAATACTGAACGTGTTATATGAAGATGAGCGAAAATACGTGATTATCATTCTTCCCACCCCCATGAGAGTAATGTTTCCACTATTTTCTGGTTAGTTTGCGAAATAGTTAGTTCTCTATTATCAATTGTGATATCAAATTCCTCATAATTATCAAGTGCAGTTTCACTTGTATGTTGATCTTCATTAGCAAAGGGAGCCCTCAGTAAACGAATTACTTTACCTCCAGCGTCCTGAATTCCCTTTACCTCATTTGGAAATCGTACATCACACACTATAGATAGGTCAGATTGATTTCGTAATATTCTATTGATTGTAGCTTGTACCCATATATTATTGTAGATTTTTCTCATCACATCTGTCCCAAACACTTGTAGAATATCACGTGCCGTCATATGTTCATCATGAAAACCATCAATCTGCAATGGGTCTAAACAAAAACTAAAATCTCCCCACGTATATTGTGTAGGTGAATTTTTATCTTCATTTGTTCCATAACACTGTTCCTCAGTCAATCCCATTACATTAATACAAAATTCTTTTAGTGGGTCGGCAAACGAATAGATTTTAATAAATGGCCATACATACTTTGAAAATAGCTCTTGCATTTGTTGGTCACGACTCATAGGATCAACATAGTTAGTTTGATATTTATTCTCATTGGTAACTTCATCATGTATTAGGGCTTTACCAATTAAGCGGCCTTCAGCATCAATATCTCTATGTACAAGTATTCCCAAGTCTACCAACGTACTTCCAAAAATATAATTACATATGGTGTTTTTCCCACTTTGTTTGCGTCCCGATAAACCTAAAATTTTCATTTATATATATCCCTTATTTTATCTATTAATGGTTTGATACTTCCAGTAACAATATCAATATGTAAATCACCAACATCGTCACCATCAAATATTGGAAAGTATAAACGTAAAAATCGCCCAAGTTGTGATTTGATTTCTAGGGACGCTCGTTGTCCTGCTGTATCATTATCCATCATAACTACACATGACATCGCACCACTCTGTTCAATTATAAATTTTTGTTCGTCTGAAAGTTCTACACCAAATAATGCTACACTATTATGTATTCCGTTTTGTTCTAATTTCCATACATCACCAGGTCCCTCAACTAAGATTATGGTCATGTTGTTACGAATGTGATCTTTTGCGAACCAATAATTATATAAATATTTGTTTGCTTCAAATCCTCTACTATGTTTCCACTTTGGGAAAATTTGACATCCATTAGAATTGTGGTATTGTTGGCACTTTTCACACTTTGGATATACAGCACGAGCGGTAAATCCTACGGCAAATCTATGGTTATCATCATAAATCGGGATAAGCACTCTACTAATAATATTATACCATCCAACATCATATTTGTCAAGTAATTTTGGATCGTACCCACGCTTTTTATAATATTCTGATGGAAGATCTATTTTTTTCCGAATGTCTTGTTGTGTCCAACTTCCCGTAATTTGTTTAGGGATTAACTTAGTTCTTTTGTGCGTCATTGCATATTGTCGACGACTCAACTCATTCATTGTTGGTTTGTTAATATCGGCTAATGATTTGTAGCCTAAAAATTTACACAACCAATTTACAGCGTCTATCCAAGTAACTTTTTCCTCGTTGTTACGAGACAACATTGCGTGCACAAAACCAATTAATGTCTTCTTCCATTTCTTTTCACAGTGGTGTGTGTGACATACCCAAATACCACCAATTTGATCACCATCTGGATACATGTTAAAGGCCATTGGATTATCACCACCATGCACTGGACATGTACCATATATTCTTTTTATATTACGCCTACATGTCACTCCTAATTCCACCATTATTTCATCAATTACTAAGCAAGATTGAGCAACCAACTCATTTAGACGTGCTGGGTCGTTGTAATTCATCATCTATATCACCAAATGGGATACTATCTTCAATAGAAGCACCTGTCTTTTTATACATTAAATTATTACGAGTTTCTCCCTCAGTAATGGTACCATATTCCCCCTCCATTATAATATTAATATAATCACCATCCTCTATTCCAGTCCCATGTCTAGCACTAATGGGGATTAATTTGCGATTTCCGTTTTGAGGACCTGTTTCTGCACGATCAGTAGCACTTTTTATTTTAAAAATACTATAGTTTGTAACTAACCATAGGATTCTATCTGATTGGGCGAAGGCCGCACTAGTCTCATTATCAATACCGTCTCTATTCAACTGAACAAAAGCTAGTATGGGGACATCGTGATGAACTGCAAAATTATGTAGGGTCGTGGTCATAAAGCCCATTAACTGATATTCTTGTAGGCTTTTTGAAATACCATCTGGAGACATTAACTTTAGGTAATCATAAATAATTAAGCAATCTTTAGTGTTTCCATTTTCGTCCTGTCCTACATTTTTATGTATCCATCTTCTCATAATTGCAATAAGTTCTTCAAAGCTCTTCCCCGATACATTCTTATGATAAAAGGGTAGGTTTTTTAATTCATCACCGGCAGATCTTACGGCATTACGCATCACATCATTATGAGTGTATTTTCCTGTTTCAACTTGATTAATTGTAATGAGATGTCCGTTTTTTTTACATCTATTAGGAAGCATTCTACTAATATGATCTTCCCATACCATTTCTGTATCTAAAAATAAAACAGGGATGCCCAAGTTAACAACATGAAGTCCAATATTTACTGCTAACATAGATTTTCCAGTTTTGGCACGAGCCCCAGCCAACGAAACCGTCTTCCTTCTAAATCCTCCCCCAATAGCCTGATCATAATAGGGCATTCCACTAGAGATACCAACAATATCTACGGGATTTTCTTCAAGATTATCAAGATACTCATCAATATTATCACCCATTAATCGGGGCTCACTATCATCACCCTGAATCAACGTGGAAAAGTCAAATATAGCTTTTTCGGCTATCCCAATAATTTGTTCTATAGGTTCATCACCAGAAATCTCCCCTATATCACAATTAGCTGATCGTAACTGTTCCTGTAGCAGGCGAGCAATTTCTAATTTACGAATCTTTGCTGCCCATTTTATTATATTATCTTGTTTTATATTTCCATTAAACACACTACGAATATAACTTAACTCTTGAGGATTAGAAAACAACTCTTCATATTTCAGGGCACTAGCTGCACTCATCACTGAAGCTTGGTCAAGTTCATGAACATCTTGTTCAAATAAATATTTAAAACACTTATAAATTGCTCTATTAGTATCATCTGTAAACGTAGATGGCTGTATTAAATCAACAACATCTAAATATATATCTTCTCCATATTGAAATATTCCAGCTAACACGGCACGTTCTGCTGGCAAATCAACTAATTTGTCCATTTATTGTTTTTCTTTCTCTGGATGTTTTCTTATTTTTGTTACTCATTTCTTCTGCGAGACGAACAACATGCATTACATTTATATACATTATGATTAGGATCTGTATTATATCCATGTGATAGTGTGGGAGATACAGACTCCGTCTTATTACACAGACTACAAACTACATCAATATTAGAAGTTTTACGTGCGTTAGTACGTGGCTTAGGTGTAACACCAAGTTGTGGATGTAAATCGGCTCGCTCATCTGCTGCTACATCCAAATTGTCATCGAACAAATTTTTACGTGGTCCATTCAATATCTTTTGTTTTTTAGCCCTCCCATTATTATTAATTGGACTATCAGGGTTTTTAGCCGAGGACACAAAATCTTTCATTTTTGGATCAATATCTTCTCCAGAACACACATCTTCACCACGCCTAGTTAAATCTGGATCTGGTTGCACCAAACTGTCTGCCAAAGCGTTGTCAATCTGCGTATCACGTTGTAAAATTTTCTTAATATCATCTGGAAACTTATCCAGTGTGTGGGCAACATGAATTGGTTTTTGATCCGCTATTGGAATATCTATGTCTGCCCAATTTGTCTCTTGTTTGGGAGGAGTGATTGGCTCCCCCGTAATAGCAGTATATGCCTGACATATCAAATTCCAATCACTATTAATGATACCAGTCTTTAAAACTTCTGGCAATTTCATGTCATTTCCCTTCCAATATGTGTGCGTGTCAATATTTCATAACTATGGGCAACATTTTGTATATATGGTGGTAAATAATTTAAAGAATTAACACGTAACATAGCTTCTATTCTAATTGTTTCTAGTTTCGTTGCTGTATCAGAATCTAAAATAACCATCTTGCGTTTCAATTCCTTAGACGTGTATTGTGTTCCATATTGATGAATTATCTTACTAATAATACCATCTATTTGTTCATTACACCACTCGGCCACAGCTTTGTGCCTATTAATTTCTGCCTGAATATAAGCGGCCTGTTGAGATAAAATTAGAGAGGCTTCGGCGGCCTCTCTTGAATTCAACTTCCTTCTCTCATCAGCCTTGAGCGTCATATAGTGTTCAACTTCATTCGATGATACTAATTTACCCAATTTTACTTGATCAAAATAAGTTGATATTGTTTTATGTATTTGTTGAACTTTTGCCTCAATCGGAGTTTGTGATATCTGTTGTCCACTCATCATCCGTCCTATCATATTGTAGTTCTATTAACTTGATCCCGTGTGTATCACACCAACTACGTTTTTGTTTATCATTATTTTTAGCACGGGAAAATCCCCGTTGACTACCATGAAAGTGTTTGGTAAACTCACTGTGTTGTTGTCCCTGTACCTCCACTGCTAATTGTAATGTTGGAATATACAAATCTATCTTTAATTTAGAACCAGGTATTGTAACTTCTTCTAGAATAGCCATTGTGGGATATAGTTGATGCAATATATTACGGGCTCTTGCGTGTAATTCAGAACACTGTGGACGAGCCCTACACCCCTTAGGTGGCCAATTATACTCTTGATTGTCTAAACCCACCACTCTCATTTTGTTAAACCTTTAATGTCATCTTGTAATGCAGTGAGTTCTTCTGGATTATCCAATAAACGCTGATATAACTTAGGTTTTCCC